TAGCAATGAGATGGAGAAGAGCAACTCAATTTGAGGTTTACAATTCTACAATCATTGGATATATGAAAGGTGGGTTCTCAATGGAAAGTAACGAAACTGCACAATTCTACAAAGATGGTGTAAGTAAGTTTCAGAACAATAAAATCGGTTCATTTAATTCATTAAACTTTATCAGTAAGGCAACTACTATTATAACATCTGATTTGGTTAAAACGAAAGCATTAAGTGAAGGTAATACTGAAATAACTTTAACTCCAACCGAAATAGAAACTTTATCTAAACCAAATTGGACGAATGGTTGGACAAAATTCCCAACAAAAGGAAATTAAATGATATTTATATAAGTAGAAAATATCATAATGATTGAAAAATTTAAGAATACTATTAAGTGTATTATTCATATTCTGTCTAGCTTTCAAAGCTAACGGACAAACAACATTTACACAAACATTTATAGATAAGTGTAGTGGTGAAGTAAAACTTGCCACTACTACTTACGTCAATGGAAATGCTTTTGTATCATTTTATGACCAAATGAAAGTATTTACACCCGATGAAGTTCAAAGTGGTGCAATGAAAATTTGGTTACAAGCGGTATATATCACATACGCTAACAAAGGGTGTGCTGCAACGGTAGTTCAACAAACAGTTCAACAAACAGTAAATCAGGCAGTTCAGCAAGCGGCAGCGGCGGCAGCAACGCAAGCGGCGGCGGCAGCTGCATCGAAAGCTGCGGAGGCGGCGGCTTCAGCAGCTGCATCGGCGGCGGCTTCAAAAGCGGCGGAGGCGGCAGCCTCAAAAGCCGCAGAAGAGGCGGCAGCAAAAGCGGCGGCAGAAGCGGCCTCAAAAGCTGCGGCAGCAGCTGCATCGGCGGCGGCTTCAAAAGCAGCTGGTTCGGCGGCGGGTGGAGCCGCATCATCGGCAGCTGGTTCGGCGGCTGGTGGGGCAGCTTCATCGGCAGCAGCTTCCGCAGTTCCACCCCCACCACCAACTCCATCAGCACCAACCCCATCCGCTCCTGCACCAGCAGCCAATAACACACCTGCGCCAGCAAGTGGTGGTTCATCACAAAGTGGGGGAGGAGGAGCTGCTCCAAAAGCCGAAGCAAAAGCTGAAGCAAAAGCAGAGGCAAAGGCTGAAGCTAAATCGGAAAGTAAGAGTGAATCCAAATCTGAATCTAAATCCGAATCAAAAGAAGAATCCAAATCAGAAAGTAAGAGTGAGGAAAAGAAAGAAGAATCTAAATCCGAATCTAAAAAAGAAGAAAAGAAAGAGGAGAAGAAGGAAGAAAAGAAAAAGGCTGCAATAATAAACCCATTACTATTTGCATCCGATTTAAGTGTAGTTCAATCTGATACTGCTAATTGGGATGCTATCATAACACTGGGTGTATCTCGTTCATCGGCAGCAGGTAATGTTAGTTATTCAGGAACATCTATGATATGGTCTAGCTTAAAGCAATTTGCTTTGAGTGGTGGTATTACTAAAATGAACTTAAAGGATGGTGCATTAGTATCTATGAACTCCTATTCAGTTACTACTGCATATTTAAGTGGAACTTTAATGGGGTTGGCTGGATTTACTTGGATTAAACCACATCCTAAATTGGGTGTATATGGTTACAATGTGGGTTTGGTTAATTTACTATCACCACAAGAAACTGGTGGGTATTCGTATGGTATGAGTAGTTCAACCGTTGCCTTTTGGACTAAACCATATCAAATGAATAAAAAACTAACACTATCACCACAGATATTTACAATGATGCCAGGTGCTAATTGGGATAGTTCTAATGGGGATATAAAAATGGGTAAAGACTTTGGATTTCTATTAGGAACATCCGTAGATTATAAATTATCCAAAAAGTTTGGTTTGAGTTTCAACTATAAGATAAACACATCAACTGCTTCAGGAGCACCGATATTAAGTAATTTCTTAATAGGTTCTAGGTTAATGCTTTAGATTCCTAAAACATCATCCATTTCTTCAATAACTTGTTTGGTAATATCAGTTTGACCAGCAAGGTTTAACCCTGCCATAGTAATACTAAATACCGCAGCTGAAACTACAATTGTTCCAATTGAATAAACTAATGCTTTTGTGAAAAATGTTTTCATATAACCTCCAATGTATATATAAATATATTAAAAATAAATTTTGAGAAACGCTTGACTTTCTCATTTATTATGCTTACCTTTACTATGTAATAAAAGTTAAACATAAAACAATAAAGATATGAGAAACGGATTGAGTATTTCAACATTAAAAGAAATTGAATTGGAGTTTGGTGATTTTGAAATCAAACAAGTTTTTGGTGGTAGTTATGATGTGTTTTTCCGATTTGGTTATTGGAGAAGCGTTGATGTGGCTAAATTACAGGCCATTATCGGTGGTATGAATGAGGTGGTAGAAGATGCAGATTACGATGAGGATTGTGGATATTTATTTATGTATCGGTTAAAATAATTAAAAAATATTTGAGAAAAGACTTGACTTTCTCATTTATTTTACTTACCTTTATAGAGTAATAAAAGTTAAACATAAAACAATAAAGATATGATGAATGAAGCCCCAATTCCGATGATGAAAGCAGTGAGTTTTCTATCAGACCTTAAAGAATTTATTGAGTATTGTAATGATTTCTACAATGAAGAGTATGGTGAGTATCGAATCGCATCCACAGAGGATATTGAGGCAGCAATCGGTGAGTATCTGACCGAACCACATGAACATGAAATTCAATTCGATTCATTTGATAGAGAGAAAGTGCGTGAGATTTTAGAACCATCTTACAATTGGATGGGTGTTAGTGGTGGTATTGTATTAGGACCAGCAATTGAGTTTACTGTTTGTGAAGAATAAAATATAAAACATATAAGATATGAGTTACATAAAATTTGATAGACACTCCAATATGACTTCAACAACACGAGGTGAAATTATGGATATTTTAAAAGAGGTTGATTTCAATACTGGTTTTGACCTTATGAATATGTTATACGGATTATTTGATGGCTACCTTTACGATGATTTACTTGAAGTAGCTAGAGGTGCAAAAGTAGATAAGGTACTTTACAATAGAATAGAAAATGTAGTTTCAGTTATTAAAAATTATTTATAAACTTTAAAAAATAAAACAATGGGATTAGACATGTATTTAGAGAAGCGTACCTATGTTAGACAATGGTCGCATCAAACACCAGAAGAGCAGTACAATGTAGAAGTAACCAAAGGTGGTGAACCTGTAAAGATTGACCCGAAACGTGTTACTTATGTTATTGAAGAGGTAGGTTATTGGCGAAAGCAAAACCAAATCCACCAATGGTTCGTTGAGAATGTGCAGAATGGTGAAGACAATTGTGCAGAATATTGTGTTAGTAAAAGTCAGTTAGAAGAGCTATTAGATTTGTGTAAGAAAATCCTAAACGATAATTCATTAGCAGAGGAATTATTACCAACTGCAAGTGGTTTCTTCTTTGGTGGAACTGAATATGATGAATGGTACTTTGATGGTATTCAAAACACTATTGAGATTTTAGAGGGAGTATTATCTGATACTACTGCTGATTACTATTACTCTTCATCTTGGTAATATGAAAAAGATTATATCATTATATGTGATTGTGATTACACTAGGTGCAATCATTTTCGGAGCTTGTATGAATGAACCAATGTCAAAAGAACGATTGGGTAAGGATGATGGATTTGAGGTAGAATATCTTTTTGAGAAAGATGGTATAAAGGTTTATCGTTTCTATGATAATGGACGTACTCACTACTTCACAACAAAAGGTGAAACGATTTCCCATCAAACACAAACTAAAAATCAAACTTACAACGAAAACATAAAATCTTATTAATATGGAACTATCATTGGGAGATTTACAGCAAATAGAGTTGATTTGTGTAGAAGCATCTGCGTGGGGATTGCGTGATGAAGTGGTAGATGCAGCGGAAACGCTTATTAAAGAAGGATATGAGCCGGTGGTGGCTTATGAGATTGCATTTGAAGAATGGGTTAAATAAAACATAAACTATGAGCAACTTACAAACTTACATTAAGTATTACGAAGATAATGTCCAATTAGCAGCATCATTCGCTAACAAAGGCGAGATGGGTATGGTTCGTTCCACTATGAAAGAAGTGGTAGAAGGATTGTTGGATTTGATTTGGAAAACTGAAATCGGTGGTGAATCAAAGAAAAACGATTTTATTGAATCGGTGAGTAAAAGTGGTTATACCTTAAAGTTTCAGGTAGATAGACATCTATACCATACCGATGGAACTATGGCAAAGATTGGTGAATGTAAAGCATATTTAGATAGATGTTTTATGGAAAGGGCTAGTTCAGATTTTGGTAGAATCCTAAATGGTGTTACATCAAAACCAACTACGTTTATATTAGCATTAGAGAATAGTGTTAGTGATAAGGCATATGAATACTATATGGATGAGGGTAACATACATAAAGTATTTTATCTATGTGATGGGAAACGTTCATCTACAAAACCAATATGGCGTAATCCACATTACAAACCAATCAACGAATCAAAGTTACAAGATTTTGTTGATTTTATTAGGAATTGTTAAATATTATTTGTATCTTTGTATAATTAAAAAAGGAGTCAGTGTCAGCCTTTAAGTGACCAACTTATAAACCAATTAAATTTTTAAAAAAATGATTACATCACAGAGTGAACGCAAAGCGGAGCTTGCACGCTTAATTCAAGCAGAAACGCCATCTTGGCTAACAAAAGATATTTATGATAAATATCTTGAAACATTTGATTTTCACCAATCAAAGATTAGGAAACAATTTAATACTCATGTAACAAACATTTGTGAAAAGGATTGCAGCAATTTAACTGCAAATCCGCAATGGGGATTTATTGATGTTAAAGTAAGTGCAAAAGTTTTGGTAAAACTTTACCAAGAAGGTAGAATAGTTTCACCCCCATCCACCGGTCAAGACCCAAAGAATTATAATCCAACAAATGCTCAAACTGCTGCGGAACATTTTGCAAATAATTGGGGTAATGAGGATGGTTCTTTTTGGCTACGAGATGGTGTTGTAAATTTGGTTTTATACCCAAATGGTAATCTTGTATTTGAATCTACTGATATTGAACATAGATTATGGGGAATCATTGGTGGAGCATTGAATCTAGTTAAACTTCGGTCAGATAAGAAGTTATTTTTTCAAAGTTACAAAATAAAGAGACCATTAGACCCAAATGATGCATCGGCTGGGTTCGTTGATTACATAGAAGTAAATGATATGTATATTTCGGATATTGTAGAGCAAGCAAATAAATACACTACAAAAAACGAATTTGTAACAAAGGGTGATGTTTTAAACAGATACTACGAGGGGCTTTTTAATTTAAGAATATTACCAATGTATTCGGCAAAGGATTGTCATCATTTTTATAAGGTTCTTAATAAAATGCAGAACAAAACAATTGCTCAATTACTGCATGCCGATACAACGGATTCTGCTCAATGGTTGAAAACTTTCTCATCCATTAAATTGGAGAGATTTAAAGCGGCTGATTATAAATTACATCCATTTTTAAATTTATATCCAGATGATAAGAAGATTAGTTTAGAAACATTTATGGTTGCACATTTAGTAACCCAATATACAATAGATGATAAATTTGTAGATTCTACCGATGGTAAATTAAAAGATGTAATTCAATCTACATTTGGGTATCAATATAAATTTGATGAAGATTTAAAAGAATCTGTTTTAAATAAATTTGATATTTTGTATGAACTTTTTTCTAAAATTGAAAATCCAAAATTATCTAGACAAAACATTTTACAATTTTTGGAAATTTATAAATGGGTGCAAAACGAAAATATGGCAATATGTGATATTGATATTTTTGCAAACACTTTGTATAATTTCATTGAAACCGAAAGAGTTCATCAGGAATTAAACAAGGATGGTACTAAAAATGATAATGCGGGAACAAAAACAAGATTTGGTGTGTTTATGGGTGCATCCAATAAGACCGATTATTTAGATGCTTTTTCTTATATTAAAAAGGAATTTTTATACAAAGCACTTACAAATGAAACTTATGCATTTGGTATTGGTTTATGTAAGAAATCAAACAGAGTTCCTAGATTATTTACAAATGAAGTTATAGCTGATTCCTTTAGTAAAAACAAAGGATTGGATATTGATAATAACGAAATAGAAGGAAGTCCAGTTGGAGGTCATATTATATCTGATTCTGAATTAATTCGTATGACGGATACTGAAAGAGTTGAAGCATTTAAATCTGAAAATTTAGGTGATAAATTTAAGTTTGAATTAAATTGTAGAGCAATGAGTTCTAAACATAATTTAAGAATGAGTGTATTACGATTGAGTGAATATTTGGAAATTATAAATGAACCAGATTCAGTTGTAAGAACCAAAGTTAAACAAAAGAGGGAGTATCTAAAAACTAAACCAATTCTGGTTTAGTTTTTGTAAATTTATTGAAAATAACACTTAAAAGGCTTGGTAATATCAAGCCTTTTCCTTATATTTGTACTTAAAGAAAATAATATGGCATCACGCGTGAGTTATAGTCGGTACTCAATGTACACAACCTGTAAAAAACAGTACCAGTTCAATTACATTGATAAGTTGGGTGTCTACTCTGGTAGTATTCACACAATCTTTGGTACTGCATTTCACGAAACTTTACAACATTATTTGGATATATTCTATAATAAAACCAAGAAGGAAGCCAACGAAATAAACTTACCGCAATTACTCAAAGAACGGCTTGTAGATACTTTTAAGAAAGAGCACGAAGGGTTTGAGGTAGGTAAGTTTGTATGCACCAAAGAACAACTTGAGGAGTTCTATGAGGATGGTGTAGTATGTTTAGATTGGTTCAAAAAGCATAGTGATGATTTCTTTACAAAGAAAGGTTGGGAGTTGGTAGGTATTGAATTACCACTAAACATTCAGTTAAAACCTAATGTAAGTATGTTAGGTTATTTGGATATAGTAATACGTCACAAGGAGTTCAACCTATTAAAGATTATTGATTTCAAAACATCTACGCGTGGTTGGACAAAGGAACAGAAAGCTGATAAGACTAAATTAAACCAATTACTACTATACAAACATTATTATTCAGAACAATATAATCACCCGATAGATAGAATACAGGTAGAGTTCCAAATCATTAAAAGAAAGATTAGTGAGAATACGGAATATACCATTCCACGTATTTCTAAATTAATTCCAGCAAATGGTGGACCATCGGTGGCTCGCGCAGTCAAAGATTTTATGAAGTTCGTAGATGAAGTATTTAACGAAGATGGTACAGATAATTTAGATATGGATTACACACCAAATCCGGGTGAGGGTAACAAGAATTGTAGGTTTTGTCCTTTTGTGGATAGATGTCCTGCTCGCCAAAAATAATTCAATTATTTTCGTAATTTTTTGTATATATTTATATATTCTATATATTTATATATATAAAATAAATGATTATGAAAAAAGCAGAAACTAAACTGACTTCGGTAAAGATAATCTCTGATTTATATCAAACATTTAGGGTTGCATCGGTAAGTGAGCACGGAATAACTCTTCAAAAGTTGGTAAATCGTAGTATAAATCTTTATTTGAACGATGAGAATTACAAAAACAATTTAAACAATTATAATAAACTACAAATTAGCGGTTCAGCATTTTAATAAGTTATGGCAAAAAAGAAAATTCTATTACTCTCCGATGACCTACGAATGGCAAGTGGTATTGCTAATATGTCAAAGCAATTCGTATTAGGTACATTAAAAGATTTCGATTGGGTACAAATCGGTGCAGCGGTAAAACATCCAGAAGAAGGTAAGATTATGGATTTGTGTGATGATGTTCGTAAGAGAACGGGTATCGAAGACGCATATGTAAAAATTTACCCATCATCAGGTTATGGTACTGCGGATTCATTACGTCAAATCATCAATATGGAAAACCCAGATGCAATCCTACACTTTACAGACCCGAGATATTGGATTTGGTTATACCAAATTGAGCACGAAATTCGTCAAAATATTCCAATCCTATTCTATCACATTTGGGATGATTTACCAGACCCACAATACAACAGAGATTATTTAGAGAGTTGTGATTGGGTTGGTACTATATCAAGACAAACCTATGGTATTACTCGTAGAGTATGGGGTATGCATGCTAAATCACGTTGGAAGCAACCTGCGGATTGGCAAGTAAAGTATGTACCACATGGTATCAACGGAACTGATTACAAACCAGAAAAAGTTGATGATAAGTTCTACAAAGAGGTATTGGGTGATAAGAAATATGATTTCGTAGCATATTGGAACAACCGAAACATTCGTAGAAAGCAAGCAATTGATGTGATTGTTTCATTCAGAGATTTCGTAAATAATCTACCAGAAGAAAAACGTGATAAATGTGCGTTATTAATGCACACACAAAAGGTAGATGAAAATGGAACTGATTTACCAAAGGTAGTAGCAGATTTATGTCCAGGTATTAATGTTATATTTGATGATAGAAAGTGGAATGAGGCACAATTAAATCAACTATACAACATTGCAGATGTTACATTAAACATTTCATCGGCAGAAGGATTTGGATTGGCTAGTGCAGAAAGTATCGTAGCAGGAACACCAATCATTGTAAACGTTACAGGTGGATTGCAAGACCAATGTGGTTTCCGTTGGAAAGATAGTGGGGTAGCATTAAACGAAGAAGATTATGTAGAGATTGGTTCTTTGCATGATTGGAGAAAGTTCGAAGATAAATTAACTTGGGGAGATTGGGTAATTCCAGTATGGAGTCGTTCTCGTTCTTATACAGGTTCACCACCAACGCCATACATTATGGAAGACCACGTTGATAACTTTGAAGTAGCATCAGCGTTGCGTGAGTTATACAATATGAGTAGAGAAGAAAGAAAAGCATTAGGATTGAAAGGTAGAGAGTGGGCTTTAGGTGAAGGTGGATTATCATTAGAGAATATGTGTAAAACTATGGCAGATGGCATCAATGATGCATTGGAAAACTTTACACCCAGAAAGAAACACGAGATTTTTACATTAGATATTAAATAAGTTATGGCAGAAGTTAAAAAACCTTTACTATTATTTCAAGGACCCGTATCTACAAGGAGTGGATATGGGGACCATGCAAGAGATTTGGTTCGTTCCCTAATTCAATTGGATAAATACGATGTTCGTATCATTTCAACTCGTTGGGGGGCAACTCCAATGACAGCACTAACTGCCGAAGATGGTGAAATCTTACAACGAATTGTTGTTGGTGTAGATAGAAAACCAGATGTATATATCCAAGTTACAGTACCAAATGAGTTCCAACCTATGGGTACTTACAACATTGGTATTACGGCTGGTATCGAAACTACGGCTTGTTCAGTTGATTTCATCGCTGGATGTAATCGAATGGATTTAATTATTGTACCATCGGAGTTTTCTAAAGATGTATTGGTTAAAACTATTTATAGTGAAACCGATAGAAACACCCAACAGGTAATCAAACAACATAAATTAGAAAAGCCAATTGAGGTTTTATTTGAGGGATACAATGAAAAGTTCTTTGGTAAGAAAGCAGAAATTAAAATGCCAGAATTGGATAAAGTAAAAGAAGATTTTGCTTATCTATTCGTAGGGCATTGGTTGAAAGGTGAATTAGGACACGATAGAAAGGATGTGGGTATGATGATTAAATCATTCTGTCACGCCTTTAGAGGACAAAAGAACCCACCTGCACTTATTCTTAAAACTAGTTCAGCAGGTTTCTCTGTAATGGATAGAGAAGCAACTATGGGTAAATTAGAAGAGGTTACGGAAGAATTTGGTAAAAACATTCCATCAATCTATTTACTACATGGTGAGTTAAGTGATGAAGAAATGAATGCACTATACCAACATCCAAAGGTAAAAGCTATGGTTTCATTTACACATGGTGAAGGATTTGGTAGACCATTATTAGAGTTCAGTTTAACTGGTAAGCCAGTAGTTGCATCTAATTGGAGTGGACATTTAGATTTCTTAAAAAGTGGTGCGGTATTATTGGATGGTGAGTTAAAAGATGTACATCCATCTGCGCAAGACCAATTCATTTTAGAAGGAACAAAGTGGTTCTATGTAAATTATACGGGAGCAATTAAAGCATTTACTGATATTTATAAGGGATACGATAAGTACAAAATTGCATCACAACAATTAGGAAAGCAAAACCAACAAAACTTTGGTTTGGAAAAAATGACTAAATTGTTTGATACTATTTTAACTAAATATGTTCCAACAATAAAGCAGTTTATTCCATTAAACATTCCAAAGTTGACTAAAGTAGATGAATAACCTATACTATTATATTCCATACTTTTATTTAGAAAGAAATACTACCAAA